CAAATCCTAAACTCATAAAATTCCTTAAAAGGGGACAGTAGGTATGTGGTGGTGTACTGCCCCCATCTAAGGATTATATCATCGTTTAAACCAAGAAGGAAGACCTAAATGTGGACGCTTGTCAAACATATTATCCTTCGCTCCTGGGGTCTTACGATTGTTATAATGCAGAAAAACTTGTACGCATTGTTTGCCTTTGAATTTTTCTCTCCAATGTTCTAGCTCACAGCCAGAATAAACCAGCATATCTCCTGGTTTTAAATCTACTCGAACACCTTTCATACCTTCTTTTCCAGATGGTTCTAGATATATTGGCCAATCATCACCACCTAAATTCATAGTTGTAGATATCTCACAACTAAATCTATCTTTGTGTCTTTTTAAAATATCACCTTTTTTATAGATTCTAGCATATGTATATGCAGGATATAATTTTAATCCTGTTGCTTTTTCCATATCTGGTAAACATTTAAGTAATAATGTTTCCATAGCCATATTTGCATATTGAGAATAGGTGTTTGGAATCTGCTCATTCTCACCTTCATAATAACCAAGTATGGTTTCAAATGGTGAAAAGTATCTACGTTCTCTACAAGTATCGTATACTTGCTTTTGCATACAAAAATAGTTTGCAACAAAAGCTGCTAGGTCTTTTGATATAGCTTGTCTAATTACTGTATACTTTTTCTTTTTAAACATCTTTTGCCATTTCTTTCGGCACTGCTTGTATATTCCAATGTATAAATCTAAAAGGTTCAATACCGTGGTCTACTGCATATTCGTGTTCTAAGAACCCTGGAAATATAATTAATGTGCCTGGTGTAGGTTTAAAATGAATAAGTTCTGTACCACCCCATACACCTTTAATGTCTGGTTTCATTTTTAACTTTGTGCTTCTTGCCCCGGTTCTCGGTTCGTGAAATATTGGGTATGATGTTTTATCACTGCATTTTAAAAAATAAAAACCTGATACGTGTTGATTCCAATGTATGTGTGCAGAGTGATGACCACCACCTTTTTTAGCAAACTCCTGTACCCATAGCTCACTAAACATAGTTGTGTATTGTGACATATCATAACCTTGGTGATCCAAATACTCCCAAGACTTTTGACCTATGTAGTTTCTAAAATCTAAAAAATCATTATCTGCTGTAAGTGGTGTTGAATGATAACTTCTTCCAAAGTCACCATTCTTTTTTATATATTCTTTTTCTCTTTTACGAGCATCAGCAATGTATTTATTACTTGCTTTGTTTAAAGACTTTACAAACTCTGGTTTTTGTTCTGACCAAATGGTCGTATTAAAATAATTATTTATATACATATTATATGTACTCCACCCATCCTGTTATTATGTATTTATTTTCTTTTGGTGCATTTACGCCTTGATGTAAATGTGTCCAATGAGCTGGCCATATGTAAAAATCACCAGCTTTAGGTTTAGCAACAAAATTTTGATATATAAATTTAGTTCCACCGCCTTTTTTTATATCGTTTAAAAATATCATAAAAGCAAAAACTCTTTTTAAATGATTTTTACTACCATCATTTTCACAATGTATAATATCATAGTAATTATTTGGTTTGTATTTCATAAGTTGCATAGATGGATTAAGACTCCATTTTCCAATATATTTATCTATATGGGGAAAAGCTTTTTTAAATTTTTTAATACTTTTTACTAATGTCTTTCCTAAACTAAAATAATCTTCTTCGTTTATAACTTGTATGTTAATTTCTAAATCATTAAGTTTTTTATCTCCAGCCATTCCTGGTGCAGCGATACTAGTATTTTCTTCAAACCAATTTATAAGTTGAGCACAAGATTTTTTTGAATATGCTTTTGGTATAGTGTGTATAAAATTCATATTATCTAAAGGGCCTTCCTAAATGCCAAACAACAAGACTGTATCTTGTGCCAGCGGTTACGGGTTTAACTCTATGCCACACAAATGAAGGAAATACAATGATAGAACCTTTTGGTAATATCTCTTTACATTGTATTCTATGCTTCGATTCATCTCGCATATGTGGGTCATAGTTTCTAAAATCAAATTCTAATTCACCACCTTTATATTCTGAACCATCTGTTAACTGACAAGTCATAGATAGTTTTCGAATTCTTCCGTGCTCTGGATTGTTAGGATCTTTTCTGTCGTAAGGTTTATCCCAACTATCACAATGCCAATCGTAATATTGATTTAACTTATATTTTGTAAATTGACAAGACTCACTTCTCTCCCAATCAAAATTCCAACCGGCCATTTCATTTGCTCTATGCACATATGGATGTAATTCTTTATATATCCAAGTATCATTTAACCATACTAAATCTGATTTTCTTTTTCTTTGTAAGTTTTTAATTTCTTCTTTATTTAATTCTTTGTCACCATAGCCACCAGTTCTAGCCATAACTTCTTTTTGTGCATTAGCATATTGTATTACTTCATCACAAAACTTTGGTGTAAGAACACCGCTAAAATACCAATAATAATTAGATATATTCATACGTTATAGTTTGTACAAAATTTAAACTATCCTTTTGATTATTAGTTAGGTAATACATATTAGTTGATGGAAACATTATAAATTGATTATTAGTCAATGGTATATCCCAGCTTCTTCCTTTACGTCTGTTATCTTCAAAGTGTATTCTGACCATACAGTCTTTTACTTTTACACCATACAATAATATAAAATCTGGTGAGTTTCTAAGATCTACTGGATCAATATTTAATAATGGAATTGTGGTTTCTGCAGGTTTATAAATATTGCCCCACGTTTCTTTGTTAATAAGATTGATACCATATTCAAGACCAATGTGATCTCGCATATATGTATTCAACATATCCCAAGTTCGTGAAAATGGAAATTTTTTGTTTTGAATTTGTGATTGTAAGATGTCGCCTGATAATTTATCTCGGTCAATGTCCCAATCTTTAGGCATTGTCACATCGCCGTAATATAAAGCTTGCTCTGTTAATACTTTCTTTTGCATACCACCACCAGATATAAATTATGCTAATGCGTCTGTCAAGTCCCAAGACTGGCCTGATTCATTCCAATTATAACGCCACATATGAGTGCCAGCTTCATTTTGTGATTGTTGTTCTGCAGTTAATGCAGGAGCATCACCGATTGGTGATTGCCATTTTGCAGTTGTAGTATCTTTTACCCAAGATGCGTATGGTTTTTTAGGCCAAAAAATATTATTATCTTCATCCCATTCATAACCTATACCTGCATAATTTCCTCTAAATGCTTTTGAGTTATCTCCAGATGAATGTGTATTGTTAATTGTGTTGTATGAAGTTTGAATCCACATTTGTGCAGGCCAATTATTATGTGTTTCTAAATATTGTTGACCTACTGATTCGTCCTCTACACCATCAGCATTTAACATATCAGAGTTATTCAAAGTTAATACTTGAATAACTTTTCCGTTAGCTCCTAGTTTTGCAAAATGTGCCATAATGTTTCTCCTTATATATTAAATTTAATTATCATTCAACTATTGAAATTTGTATCTTATTATTACTATACCTGAACCGCCATTTTTTCCTGCATTATCTTGAGTTGTAGGACTACAAGCTGCTCCAGGAGCACCTCCACCACCACCAGTATTTGCAGTTCCAGCAACACCTTGTCTAGGAGAAGCACCTCCTTTACCACCAGCACCTCCTCCACCTAAACCACCTGGTCCACCTGGATTTGGAGATGGATTTGGTGTGTAAACTCCACCACCACCTCCACCAGCAAAATATTGAAAACAACCAGATGGTTGGCCAGAAGTTCCAAAAAGAGTTGGTACTCCAGCACCATCACCACCTTTACCACCACCATTAGTTGGATTTGTTGGATTAGTTCCAGCACAAGAACCTGCTGCTATAGCACCACCTCCACCACCAGTTCCAACGTTACCATTTCCTGGAGCTGGGTTAGATGGATGACCTACAGATAATCCTCCTGGATTACCTTGAGGTGGACTAACAGGAGGTGTATTTCCTGCTCCACCTGTGTGGGGATTAGCTGCAGCTCCACCACCTGAACCTCCAGCAGTAGCCGCAGTAGTAGAATAACCTCCCATACCACCAGCTGCCGCTGTAATTGTTGAAAAAATAGATGTACCTCCAACTGATCCTGCATTACCTGCGGGAGGACCTGCTGGACCTCCTGTCGCTCCACCACCCACTGTTATTGGATAAGCCTGTTCTGTTACAGTTAATCCTGCAGGAGCTGCTAAAGGTTTTCCTGGATAAGTTAAAGGAGCTAAACTTGGAGCAGCAAATCTAAATCCACCTGCACCTCCGCCACCTGCTGGAGTGTTATTATAATTAATTCCAGGCATTGAACCACCACCTCCTACAACTATATACTCTACAGCATTATCAGCAGGTGTATTAGATGTTTGAGTTACGTTAAAAGTTCCTGGTCCTGTAAATGTATGAATTTTGTAATTTCCACAAGGAGCAGTTGAAATTGTTCCACCTGTGGCTGTTATAAATTGAGTTCCAACAAATCCTGTTCCTTCCTCAACTGCTAACCAACCTTTTGTTGCATCAGCATAAACTAAAGTTAAACTTTCATTTTCTGTATCTCTTATACTGTCTCCAGCAAAACCATTCATATTTGATCCACCTCTACCAATTGTTAAATTATTGTCATTAAAACTACTTCCATAATCTTTGATTGCTACAATATCACCGACAGAAGGTGAACTAGGTAAAGTTAATGTAAAAGCTCCACCAGAGGTATTACAAAAATACCCTTCTCCGGATGCTGCTGTAAAATTTGCAGTTTTAATTGCTGTTTGCCAATTAACAGATCCTGATCTACCAAAACCTGATTGTGTTCCATTGTTTGTAATTGTTGCACCAGCAGGAATTGTAATAGTGTCACCACTATCTCCTAACTGAACTGTACCACAATTTGTTCTTGGACTAATTTTATTTACTTTTATTTCACTCATAATTATTGATATTTATACCTTATTATTACTATACCAGATCCTCCATTGTGTCCATTAAAGTGAGCACAAGGCATACTAGGAGAAGGTCCTACGGGTTGACCATCTCCACCATTTCCACTGTTATCTGCTCCATCTGGTACTGTACCTGGAGGACCACCTGGATAATACTGTTGATAATCTCCTCCAGTTGAATAAGTAACCGGACTTCCTGTAATATTTGTAGCTGCTCCTGCTCCACCTGTTGAAGCAACTGGATCTGTTCCTGGTCCTGGAGAAGTTGATCCTGCTCCTGTTGCACCACCACCTGAACCTCCAAGTGCTTGTCCTGTAGTAGAACCTGATCCACCATTACTTCCTTGTGCAGGAGTTGTTGGTGGAGTATTTCCAGTTCCTCCAGCTGCACCATTATAACTTCCTCCACCACCTGATCCACCATTATCACCTGTATTAGGAGAAGAAGAAGGAGAAGGTTGACCACCTCTACCGCCTCCTGCTGCTGTTATTGTTGAAAAAACTGAATTTGCTCCTGAACTAGAATTAGAGCCCCCTCCACTTGGAGTTGTTTTAGTCCCACCTGTTCCTCCACCTCCTACTGTTATTGGATAACTAGTTGCTGTAACTGTAACTCTATTTGGTGCAGATGGATAGCCATCTAAAGGACTTGCTGTGTAAGGAGTAACAGGACTTTTTACTTCTCTAAATCCTCCTGCACCTCCGCCACCACCACCTTGAATGTGTGCATTATTTCCACCTGAACCACCACCTCCAGCTACAACTAAATGTGAAACTGTATTGTTTGCTGCACAACACGCAATCTTAGTAACTTGAAAAGTTCCAGGGCCTGTAAAGGTATGAATTCTGCAATTTCCACTAGTTGTAATTGTTCCACCTGTTGCACTTATAAAAGGATTTCCTATTGCATTAGAAGTTGAATCTTGAACATTTTTCCACCCTTCTGTGTCATCAACATAAACAAAAGTTAAAGATTGACCTTCTGTCTCTGCTATAAAACTTGCATTATTTCCACCAATTTTTTGAGAACCATTTGGTGCAATAGTTAAACCGTTTGTTTGAAAAGTATTTGTATAATCTACAACAGAAACAATATTTCCTGCAGATCCTGCAGGTAGATTCATTGTAAAAGCTCCACCAGAAGTATTTGCAAAATATCCTTCACCATTCGCAGCTGTAAAAGTTGCTGTCTTAATACTTCCTGTTTGCCAATCAACGGTTCCCGTTCTACCAAAACCTGTTTGCGATGCACCTGATGCAAGAGTAACGGTATCGCCACTTGCACCGATAGTTATTGTATTAGAGCTTTCATTAATGATGTTAGCTCCGCATTGATTTTGTACGTTGTTTACTTTAATTGTACTTGTCATTATTATTGAAATTTATACCTTATTATTACTATACCTGAACCACCTGATTTTCCTTGAACACCAGAAGGAGTTGATTTAGCACCTCCACCTCCACCACCTCCAGTATTAGCAGTCCCTGCTGTTGAATCTCTTGGAGAACCATCAACGCTTCCACCATCTCCACCACCACCAGTACCACCATTCCCAGCATCTCCTCCGTTTGGAGTATCATTATCTTTTCCTCCACCTCCACCACCAGCATATGCTGTTGGTGTTGCATTAATACTTGTTGTTACCCCATTTCCACCTGGTGCACCACCGTCTGGATTTGCAGGACCAAAACCTTGATTTCCTACAGCACCTGCTCCTCCACCACCACCGCCACCATCTGGGTTAGTAGGTGAATTTTTAGCATTACCGCCATTATTTCCTTGAGCTGGAGTTGTTGATGGAGTATTTCCTGATCCACCTGAAGTGTTACATCTTCCACCTGCACCGCCACCAGAACCGCCATTAGCACCAGCTACATTGTGAGAACCACCACCTCCACCACCAGCTGCAGTCACTGTACTAAAAATTGAATTTGAACCATTAGGTGCTACAGCAACAGAAGGACCAGTTGCTCCACCTCCTCCTACCGTAATAGGATAAGTTTGAGCTGAAACTGTTATTTGAGTACCACCTGGATTTCCATCTAATGGACTTGCTGTGTAAGGTGTTACTGGACTTTTAAATTCTCTAAAACCACCTGCTCCACCACCGCCAGCACCTTCTTGATTTCCACCACCGCCACCACCTGCAACGACTAAATATGAAACAACATTGTTAGCAGGCGTAGCTCCAGTTTGAGTTACTTCAAAATCTCCTGGACCTGTGAATGTATGAATTCTACAATTTCCACTAGTTGTAATTGTACCACCTGTGGCTGTTAAAAAAGGAGAAGGTATTGCAGATTCATCATTAGAATTAACAACAAGCCATCCTTGTGTTCCATCTACATAAACAAAAGTTTTTGATTCTCTATCAATGTCTAAAGTTGCATCAGATGTACCACCTTCTATATTAGATCCATTTCTACCAATTGTAATTGCATTAGTTGCTGCTGTTCCAGCATAATCAGCTAGTGCCATAATATCTCCAGCGCTTGGTGAAGCTGGTAAATTAACTGTTATTGCTCCTGAAGATGTATCTATAAAATATCCGTTACCACTAACACCTGTAAACCCAGCTGTTTTTTTAGTTGTATCCCAGTCTACTGTTCCCGTTCTACCAAAACCAGATTGACTAGCACCACTTCCTAAAGTTACTGTATCACCAGACCCACCTAGTGTTAAGGTAGTCCCGCATTGTGGTTCGACTGTATTTACTTCTATCTTACTCATTATATTATTACCAATGTCCCTGTTACTGTTATTGTTTGTGTAAAGGTAACAGGACCTGCTAATACTGCAGACTCAATGACCATACCTTTTTGATCTATAACTTGAG